ACGAAATGATGTGGAATTGGTTGCGTTTATCAACTTTCTTCAATAAAATTGGTAATTATTTCTATTATAAACATGTTGAATGTTTAAGGCGTAAACAAGGAAGATAAATGGATATTGAAGTTTTAAAACAACAGCTTATAGAAGACGAAGGTTGTGTTTACAAAATATATAGATGTACTGAAGGGCATCCTACTGCAGGTATAGGGCATCTTATTACTGAATGGGATGAAGAATACTTTAGTAAACCTATAGGCACAGAAGTGTCAAAAGAACAAGTTGATGAATGGTTTGTCAAAGATATAGAAAAAGTCATTGATGACTGCACAATTAATAATTGCTAATATGATGTTTAATCTTGGTCGCCCTCGTTTGAGTGCATTTAAAAAAATGAAGGAAGCAGTAGATGACCATAATTGGATAGAAGCTGCTATACAAATGGAAGATAGTAAGTGGGCAAAGCAAGTTCCAAATAGAGCGAATAGGCTTTGTGAAAGAATGAGAGACATAGGGTTTGTTACATAATGCCATTACAATTAATGCAAATTAAACCAGGTATAGTAAAAGACATTACTCAGTATGCGGCAGGTAAGAACGGGCCGTTTTGGATAGATGGTAACTTTATTAGGTTTAAAAATGGATATGCAGAAAAAATAGGTGGATGGCAGAAAGTAGCTTATAATAGAGTAGACAATAGTGGCACTGCAACAGCTACAGAAACTACCATTGAAGGGATAGCTAGAAACATGGTTTCATGGCGAGCCATAACAGATGGTGGAGATAGAATTGCTATAGGCACACATAATCATTTGTATATATTATATAACAATGCCTTGTATGATATTACGCCAATAAGAAAAACCTCTGAAAACTTATCTAACCCTTTAGCAACAACTAATGGAAGCACAACAGTGGTGGTGACTGACAATGGGCATCAAGCATCAACTGGTGATTGGGTTATTTTTCAAGAAGCTATAGCAGTTGGGGGAATTACTGCAGAAACTCTTAATATTTCAGAAGGTTACCAAATTACCTATATAGATATAAATTCATATAGCATTGAAGTACCCGCAGCAGCAACAAGCACAGTAGCAGCAGGTGGTGGTACAAATATAGATATTCTTTACCTCATAGGTGCATCTGAAGGTCTAGGAGTGCAGTCTGGAGACCCAGCACTAGGTTGGGGTGTAGGTGGTTGGGGTGGTGTTCTTGGCGGCCCTGGTTGGGGCAATCCTAGATTGGTTTCTGAAAGTGGTGTAAAATTAGAAAACTCGCAATGGAGTTTAAATTTATGGGGTGAGGATTTAATAGCTACTGTAAGAGGTGGTCAAATATATTATTGGGATACCTCTGTAGGTGAGACAACAAGAGCGTCACTAGTTTCAGCAGAATCTGGTGCGACTAGCGTTCCTACAACAGCAAGAATGACTATAATATCATTCCCAGACAGACATGTTTTAGCTTTAGGTTCAGACCCTTTAAGTAGTAGTGGTAATATAGACCCTATGCTTGTGAGATGGTCAAACCAAGAAAATTTTGTTGAGTGGCAACCAACTGTAACAAATACTGCTGGCGACCAAAGGTTAGAGGTAGGCACTAAAATAGTTGGTGCAGTAAGTGCAAAAGAAGAAACATTTATTGCCACAGATGAAGCAGTTTATGGCATGAGCTTTATCGGGCCGCCATTTGTATTCTCGTTTAGATTATTAGCAACAAATTGTGGTGCTGGTGGTAAAAACACAATCATGTCAGTAGACAATACAGTTTATTGGATGGGCAAAACTAGTTTCTTTGTTTACGATGGAATAGTTAAAGATTTGCCTTGTTCAGTTCAGTATTATGTATTTGATCGTATGCAAACAGATTATATTGATAAAACAGTCGTGGGTCATAATAAAGAATATAACGAAATAATTTGGTTTTATGTAAGTAATGATAATCCTTCAGGATCAACGAACCCAGAGCCTGACAGCTATGTGTCATTTAATTATAACGAATTAGCTTGGTCAGTAGGTACATTAAGCAGAACTGTTTGGTCAGATGCCTTTGGAGCAAGGAAAGTACCTTTTGCTTTTGATAATGATGGAATATTTTATAATCACGAAACTGGCACAAGCGACAATGGCTCTGCAATGAATAGTTATGTTGAAAGTTCTGCTATGGAAATATCACAAGGTGGCGACAATACATTCTTAGTTGACAAAATTATTCCAGATTTGACTGCAACAGACGAAACAAGTCTAGCCATCACACTTAAAACTAGGAAATATCCTAATGCCCCTGACATTACAAAAGGCACTTTTACTGTTACTAATCAAACAGAAAAGGTCAGCACAAGGGCAAAGGCAAGGCAAATGACTATGAAAATAGAAAGCACTGGCACAGAAGATCAATGGCAATTAGGTGATTTCAGAATTAACACTCGACAGGATGGATTAAGATGACCCAACCTGCACCATCAAATATTCTTATTAGAATGCCTACACCATCAGGAACATATAACACTAGCTGGGCTAATTCATTAATATCAGCAATAGAATTACAATCTAGAAATCAAATATTATCTCAGACTACATCGAGCAAGTCTACAGAAGAGATAGCAGAAGCAGTGAGTTGGTTTAATGGCTAATAGTTATAAAAATGCATTATTATATTTAACGACAACTGATGCTACTACTTTGTACACCACACCCGCTGCTACAAGTGCTATATTTAGAAGTATTTTAGTGTCAGATGACAGTGGAAGTGGCGATACTATAACTTTGACCTTAACAAATGGGGCTAATGTGTTTAGTATATACAAAACGAAGACTGTTGGAGCAAATGGAACAGAAGAATTGTTAACACAACCTTTGATATTAGAAGAAGAACAGATTCTCAAGGTAACTGCGGCAACTGCAGCTAGATTGCATGTTGTGGGTAGTTTTCTAGAAGTGACGTAAGGAGATATAAATGGCAGTCCAATATGATGCATTTGGAAATCCAATTAATTTAACTGATCCATTGGAGCAGAAGACTACTTATAATATTTATGAGAATAGACCTTTTGCAAGTGGTCAAGGTGCTAACTTACAAAATGTTTATGGCACAAAAGCTATGCCTATGTTCGAGTTTATTAGACAAATTAAAGTTGGTGAGCGTACCTACGACCCAAGTAGACCAGAAGATAAAATGTATTATGATATGTATGAGAACTATCGTGGACTAGAGCCTGAAGCTCCCTCATGGGAAGAAGCTATAGGCATTAGTGTAGCACCACAAGTAGGTGCAGGAATTGTTCAAGGCATTGTAAACCCTGGTAATTATTATGGTGGTAATACATTTGATAGAGCAGTAGAAGGCGTTAAAGATGCTTTTAGTAGCAGTCCTCAACAAAAAGTAACAAGTAGAATAGCAGGATTTGATCCAGAGCAATATGTTTTAGGAAAAGACCAAGTATTCGTTCCAGAGCTTGCTGATGCTAGTGTTGCAAAAGCTACTGGCAATCTTGATTTATATAAAGAACTAAAAACGCCATTAGATATGGGTGGCAAAACGGGTAAGCCACTGCAAAAATTAGAAGCAGAGACGCCTGACTTTTTTGGTTTTAAAAGACCAGACCAAACTGTATACGATGCTCAAGAACTATCTTTAAGGGGCTATGGTTTTAATCCCGAAGGACAACTTAGGACTATAGATGCATTTAATGAACCAGTGGCATCTCTCGATAGCTTTGGTAACGTAACAGATACATTTGCAACAAATCCACAAGATTTTGGCATGAGTTATGGTGATCCAATTACATCGGCTTCAGCTTTAACAAGTGCTTCAGAAGTAGCACCTGGATTTCAAGGTTACGCTGAAAGAGTAGCCAATGAAATAAATCCATTTAGTGCTGCAGGCAAATCAAATTTCGCTGGAGCAGGAGGTGCTAGTATAGCATCCGCTGCGGTTACGCTTTTAGCGACTGGTGATGTGGAAAAGGCAGCAAAGACTGGTGTTGGTACTTTCGCTGGAAAAGTGTTAGGTACTGCATTGCTGGGCCCAGTAGGTGGCGTTGTTGGGGGTATGATTGGTGGTGCACTTGGTGGTCGTGTAATATGTAATGAATTGAATAAACAAGGTTTAATTACAAGAAAAGAGCTTAT